CATCCAATGGCAAAGAGTTCTGGCGATTTTTTGGATCTTGAAGTCTAGCTTCACGCAGCACGAAAGCATCTTCAAGTTGAGTCGGATCAGCATATCGTTGGGAGTATTCTTGAAACGACATGGTTTTGTGACGAAGCATTTGCCTAGCAATATCACGGGTCGTTTCTATTTCTATATTGGCATCCACCATTTCTAGTGGAGACCAATGTTTGTGTTCAATCAAATATTTGATAAGTTTCTTACCAGTAGAGTTGTTGATTTGGTTTTCAGGATTTGATACTCTCGCACAATATGCGATGAAATCCTGAACATTAGAAATATCAGTTTCTCTTTTAAATGATTCGGTTGGTTGTGTATATCCGATTAATCTGACTTTCATATTACAACGGAGCCAACCTTTTTGCATCATTTCTAAAATAGTGTTTACCATCTACTTTTATATATCGTTTGTTGGTTTCATTTTTATTAGGGTTCTCAATCGTAACCACAGTTTTTTTATCTGCTTTATGTGCCTTCAATTGATTCATAAGACGATCACCGGAAGCAACCGTATCTCTTCGCATAGCATTACGAATTTTTTTATTTACTGAAGGCCTTTCACCTTTTGAAGTGTAAGTCTTACCAGAACTCTTTTTACCCATAATATAATCTCCTATAGTTTAAAATCTTTAAATCTCTCGTTTATTTCAGTCTTGTCAAACACGGGGTCTGTTTCTGTAAGTTCAGTCTGTTCTTCAGCGTCATACCATTTCATTTTACTACGATTTATGCCAACTGTAAAGCGTTTTTTATAGTTCACATCATTATACCGATTCTTCAACTGCTTTATCATAATGAGACCCTGTTCCTCCAGTTCCTCGGAAGAAACTAGAGCAAGAAACAAATCAGCAGTTGCCGGAAGACCAAATGATTCTGAAGTGTCTTCAAGGCCCGGATCAGAACTCGAATAACCACTGCGTGTTGTTTGAGTAGCAGAAAGAATAGGAACATCAAATTCTACAGCAAGACCACGAACTTCTTCGGCAATCGCTTTGATGTATGAGTATGAGTTGACTGAACCACCTATTGCCTTCATTCTTGAAGAGGCACAGATGTTGAGATAGTCTATAACTATCACATCAGGTTTGAAAGATTTTTTCAGATTCAGTTCGTTTAACAAGGCTCTAAAATGATTTACGTTTGCTGAAGCAGTCGGATATTCTTTGATGATAAGTTTACCCTTCGTCTTCTTTATAAGATTATTTATACGAGAGGTGAACATATCTTCAGGAATATCTTTGATTTCCGAAATGGGAATATCCAAAAGATTCGCGTCTATTCTTTCAGCAATTTTTTCTTCAGACATTTCGGCAGTGATATACAAAACATTATAACCCATGGAAAGCCATGCCGCAGAACAATGACACATACCAAGAGATTTGCCACCGCCGGTTCCACCAAGAAGCATGTTGAGCGTTTTCTTGGAAAGACCACCTGATGTGATTTCATTCAACAGTTCAATGTCAAAAGGTATCTTGTACTCTTTTGTGTGATAGTACTCAAATCGTTTTTGATAATCTTCAAGATAAGAATGACCGACATTTCTATCGAAAGAAACATTCAATGCCTTTTGAAGAATGTCAGGCAAAGCATTTTTTGTGAGTGTCTTGTGTTTACCGTCAATGATATTAATCGATTCAATGACGGCATTGTATAATGCTCTATCTTGACACCATTTTTCTGTACCATTCAATAACCAAGTATAATCAACATCCGACTTTACGAACAGATCGCCGACTATATTTTTGATCGTTTCATAACGATCATTAGATATTTCTGAGTTACTCAATTCGATAAGAAACGTTTCAGAAGTGGGTATTTTATTGTATTTTCCGACATATTTACTGAATTCAATAAAAATCGTTTTATACACATCTCCAAAATAAGAAGGCTTGATAAATGGAATTGCTTTTCTTAGGTAGTCATCATTTGTAAACAGATTTTGTAGAATAACTTGTTCGATACTATCATTCAATTATTTTTTCCTTTTCATTCAAAGAATTCAATATAGAGAATAATACATCACCAGCGAGTTCTTGTAAAGCATCATTTTCAATTACTGCTTCATCATTTGGAGATTGTATCACATTGAAATCATATTTCATAGATTCTCCGTCTTCAGCAACTCTTAGCATACCAAATTGTATAACAGTCTCCACAAAATCGCCCTTTAGAATTCGAATGGACCAATTTTCACTTTCATCTTGTGGAAACAGTTCGTAATCGATATTTTCTACAAGAACATTATTCATCTTCTGTCTCTAAAATATCATCCATATTCACTACAGATTTATAACCAATCGTGTATTGTTTCTTGATAAAATCCTTGAAGTCTGTCATTTCGAATATTGGTCGCCACCAATCTTCTCGTAAAGTTTCCGCTTCACGGACCTTTCCATCAGAAGATACTCCCTCTGTGTCATCGGTCTTGTTATCAGAAATATTGAGATTACGAGTATACCAACCATTGGAAGGCTTAATAACATAATTACCAACCAAAGCAATATCAAGTAGACCAGAGAAATTGTGAACCCCACCATCCCAACTAACTGTAATAGGAATTTTAGACTTTTCTTTAACATATCGCGATTTCTCCACATTGATCACAAAATCGTAACCTTGAACTTCGGTGCCTTTTTTGTTCTGTCTCCGACCAATAATCCAGATATTGTCGGCTGAATAGTAAATACCAGTACCACCAGAAACCACATCTTTTGGAAACAGACCAATCTCTTTATATGTATGATTGACCGCAAGCATTGGAATATTCTTCATGGCAAGATATGGTGTAGTCATTCGGAAAAGACTCTTGAGCGCCTTCGCTCTTGACATATCGGCAACAGACTTTTCGGACAATGTATCTTCAAGTTCTTTCTTGGACGCCAAGTTGCCAACCGAATCGATAACAATAACAACTTTGTCATTTCTGTCAAGATTTTCTAACTGACTGACAAGATCAAACTTGAGTTCTTCAACATTGGTCACGGGAGTGTGTAGAACACGATTTGTATCAATACCAAACTGATCAAAATATGCTTGGGGCGACCCAAACTCCGAATCATAGAACAGCATAACAGATTCGGGATACTTCTTCAAATATGCTGATGCCATAATGAGTGCGAATGATGTTTTGAAATGCTTGGAAGGTCCAGCAAGAACAGTCAGCCCGGGCGTGAGACCACCATCAACAGAACCAGACAATGCGACATTGATCATTGGTACTGGAGTAGAAATCATATCTTTTTCGTTGAAGAACTTTGATTCCGATAAAATATCTGTTGTCTTGATTTTTGAATTCTTTTTGAGTTTGTCCATAATTGACGACATACAATTCTCCTTATTGAAATCTATACTTATTCATTCTATCACAATTTATGTGCTTTGTCTACAGAAAAACTTTGTCTGGTGCTGATTGTTTTGATCAAACAGATACCAACAAGCATCGTCTTTACCAGAATACTTTGAATTTTCTATCCATTTGACTCTACCAATCGTGACGATTTTTGAACAATATGGCAGATAATCTTTTGCTTGCTTTGTGAACATCCAGTTCGCGTCAAACAATAACCAAGTAGGACGAATACTCGAAAATCTCTCAATCATCGGATGAAGTATTTTGCGGTCCCAAGGAGGATTTGTGATGATCAAATCTGTGTTATTTGGAACCACGACTTTCATGGCATCTATCTTTTTAATGCCGTCATCTTGTGGTTCAATATCAGACATAAGAGAACAGATACAGTTTGAATCTGTGAGTATATCCAAGTGTTGTGTAAGTCTACCATCACCAGCACAGGGTTCAGCATAAACAAATGATTTGGGTAAATGAAAAATGAGAGGTTTTACTGCCTCTATTGGAGTTGGGTAATAATCCCTCTCAATTCTTTCAAAATCACTTCTCTTGCCCATAATTTGCAAAATTACCTAATAATTTGTATATTGTCGTCTTCATCCCAAAGTTCGACTTTATTTCGAAAGCGACCTTCATTTTTTAGTTTTTCATATCTTTTGGATGCTTTTTTCTTCCACCAATTAATGATGTTATCAAGATAAAATTTATCCCAGTTGGGTCCGCGACGAAGTTCTTCTTGTTCACCAAGTATAACTTCGCGGACATTTTCGTATCCATAATCTGAAATATAGAATCGCTTTCTTTGAGTAAGACCCAAAGCAGTTTTTATAACCGAATTAAACTCGGCAAGTTTGAGCGGATCTTGTAAAGATTTTTTTATCGAACTAATCATTATGTTTTGTCTCTTCATCTTTTTCGAAGAGGCTGTGTTCTCGGTGAGGGGTGTATTATTATTTAATATTGTAAAGTGATTATGTAAAAGATGAAATGCATCATCATGAAGCAAAGGCATAAATTTACTTTCCGTAAGACCTTTATATCTCATAAATGGTTTTAATCCATCATATTGTGATGCGTCTGTTGTTGAACCATATAAAGATGTGGTTTCGAATAGTGCAATGTCTTTTTCAAATACATCATTCAAGGTTTCTCGGGCAAAATGGGAACAACAAAGAAGTGCAAGTAGTTTTCCACCAAGATAATTATATCCAAATGGTTGCGATGGAACGATTACAAATCCCATTGCAGCATGTCTATTAAAGATAGATAGATCAGGCGCTTTTCCTAACCAAAGATTTCTTGGTTTTGAATTTATTACTGGAGAACCAAAGCGAATAAATCCAACACATTTATTGGTATTTTTTTCATAAATCATCCATCTCAATTCTCTACCCGGTATATTTTTTTCAATAACATGCGAAGAGGTCGCAGTAATCAGTCCATTATATGTGTTTTGAGAAACAAAATCTTTATGTGTATTTTTAAATCTGTCACCAACAAATCTAATACTGAATTCCATATCTTCGGGATGCATATCTTCATTTAGAAACTTGTCAACATTTGAAAACCCTTCCAATTTATTTGGCAAAGATTTTAATGCTTCTTTTTTGGCATATCGAAGATAGTCTTCAATTGAGGTAAAATTTTTAAAATAGTTGATAAATTGATCCGCAGCCCAAGCGGCATCATTTTCAGGTATTATCATATTTCACATTCTGTTCTTTTTCTCTATCATCTTTTTCGTAGACGCTTCGCATTGCATTATTTATTGCGATCACTTCACGCAATAGCGTAAATGATGGATCGAAGTTCAAAAACGCGCTTGTGTCTTTGGGGAAACACGCGCCGCCGAAGCCTCGCTTACCATCAAATCCTGGAACGTTTGTGTGTGATTTGCCAATGCGTTCATCTGTTGTCATGGCACCAATAACTTTATGAAATGCGCCACCATAGTTTGTTACGGCATCATAAAACTGATTGAACCAAGCAACTTTACTTGCCAGATATGTGTTGATACCATACTTGACGAATGACGCCTCTTTCACAGTCATATGAAATACGGGACAAGGCTTACATAAAGAATGTTGCTCGTATATGCGTTGAACAGTTTCCGTAAAATATTGTTCACCTCCAAATACATGCATAGGTGGATTTACAAAATCTTCGTTTGCTGTTCTTTCCGTAAGAAACTCCGGATTGTAAACTACTCTATCATATTTGTGCAACTTTTCTGCGACATCTGGAGTGATGGTAGATTTGATAACAATAATACCCGAAACTTCATTTTCATTCAAGTATGATACCGTTTCTTCTACAATTGACGAATTAATTGATCCATCATCATTCATGGGAGTGGGTACACATACAAAGATCAAATCAAAGTCGGTCATATCTTTGATATCATCTATAGACGGCCAGTATCCGGCCGATGCTACTGGAACCCCATCATAAATTGGATCAACAATTGTTTTTCGAACACCCTTTGTTGAGAATCCATAATCAACTGCTTTACCAACAAA